TGATGGATTACTTCCAGTAGCAATACCAGAAAAAGTATATGCACCTGTCTCCGCACCGATATTATATGTTTGCGTAGAAGTGTTCAACGTAGGTGGTGTTATAGTCGCAGGAACCTGCCATGTAAGACGTTGTACTTTTTGTGGTGTATCTGTAATACCTTCAAACGCAACTGTCTGACTGCTATCGTATGTTACCCAGTCAACTAGGTTTGCATCGCCTGGTTCTTCAATCCACTTCATTTTTATAGAGTGCGTTTGCGTAGAGTTTCCGTTTGTGTTGTATGCAGCAAAGTTATCAAGTTGGTATGTACCTCGTTTATAAAGAGGTATCTCACCTTCATTAGATAAACTAATTGGTGTTCTTGCATATGGTAATGTTGTCGGACTCCAACTCCACAACCAGTGTGCATTCTGACCTGCACCGCGAGTATCGACTGCAAAGTTTAATGTTTCTGGTTCAATGGTGTTGTCGATAATTGTTGTCAATCTATCCGCAGAGACTGTACCTGCAGAATCTCTAACTAAACTTGCGAGTCTTCTATTTCTTGATATTGCCATTCTTTTATCCCACAGTTCCAGTTACACTAAATGAGTCGGTGATTTCACCAGTAGCAGATACAGTTTTTAATTCAAAATAACTAAATCTAAAAGTTGCGTTAAATACAATGAACTCACTTCCGTCTGCAGTAGACTGAAAGGAAATGTCTCCTAAAGATGTAGGCATTGCATCTATGTATCTAACCTGCATTGTTGTATTATTATGACTTGACATAATAGATAATGTGATATCTGCGTATGTAGGTGGTTTGTCTGCTTTTTGCATTCTGGTTTGGTTATCAAGATTAGTTACCTGATTTCTTAGTATCCATTGATACATTTCAGAATAACTTTCCATATTCTCATCCAAAAGGATATCACATGCTAATTCATTTATGGTCAAAGACTCGCCTGGAAATGGTATACTTTGCATCCTTCGTACAGGTATTTCTGCAGATGGTATTATTAGGCCTGGATGCGTAACCTGTTGACAAAAGAATTCTAGATTAGGAAAATTCTTTCTGTCAATCACTAGTTTAAAACTAGTTGGTTGTAAGTAATTAAAATTATCTGTTAAGTCTGCCATAACACTATTTATACAAAAAAATAGTTAAAAAAAAGGTGGGGAAAACCCCACCTCTTTATTTTTTTTAAAGTAGTCCTTATGATCCGAGGATGTTGTCCACGCGGAAAATACGGTAGTACTGGTTAGTCTTAGATGTTGCAAGACCATCGTTAGGTGTTGAACCAACGTATGGGTTAGAGACCATGCCGTAGCGAGTCTTAAAACCAATTTTTGGTTGGAATGTTTCTTCACCAACTGCACGAACCATTGTTAATGGTACGTATGGGCAATAGAATACACCTGCGTCATATGGGTTAGTACCCTTATAACCTACGTTACAGTAATCTACTGTTGCGTATGGATCGATGTACACTCTCATGCGTCCGTTAAGAACACCTGCGAATGTGTTACCTGTGTCATCAACATTTAGATTTGCACTCATTGCAGGAGCGTAATCTAACATACCTGATGCTGCAAGTGCAGAAGCAACGTCAGAAGAACACACCATGAAGTTACCTTTACCTCTTCGTGTCTCTTTTGCGATTGTGTTTGCTTCACGCTCGATCTGAATGATCAGACCTTTAATGCGTTCAATTGACCAACGACCATCAGCATCGTTTGCTAAGTCAAAGATACCGTTTGTTGTTGTGTTTGATGTTGTCGCACCAGTTTTCGCTTGAGCGTTGATTGTACGTACAACTTCACGGTTGATCTCAGCCATGATCTCTGTTGACAAGATGTTTGCCAACTCTGTCTCTGCGTCAAGACCATGAATTGCTTTCAAGTCTTGTGCGAGTTCTAGTGAGTACTCAGCTTTTAACGCACGTGATTTTGCAGTCACAGTTGCTTTTTCAATGGTGAAACCCATTTCAGCGAAAGCAGAGTTAGGTGAACCTGCACCTGAACCTAGACCTTCAGCATCTGCTGTTGACATACCACCACCGAAGTCTGCAGCAGCACCTGCAGAGTCAACTGCAGCAAGTGTACCAAGACCAGATGTGTCGTTTGATTGTGTTGATGCTGAGTCACCTGAGAAACCAGATACTGGTTCGTTGATTGCAAGTGCTTCATCACCTGAAGTTGCGCCAGCACGTGTAGTTTTGTACTGTGACTTCATTGCGAAGATTAGACCTGTTGGGCCTGACATAGGTTGAACACCACAGATGTCGTATGCCATTAGGTTTGGCATTGCACGTCTTACGAGTGCGATAAGAACTGGATTCCAGTTCGCAACATTTGCGGTTGCGTTTGTAGGCACAGCTTCGTGTAGTTGCTGTGACTGTTCGTTCATTTCACGCTCTTGGTTTTCCAAGATCGCGGCAGTAACTGCTTTACGATGGTTATCTGTGATTGCGCCTGCTGACTCTTCGTTCAATACAGGTGCCCACTTTTCCATCAACTTGTCATATGATGTTGTCATCATTTTTTTGGACTCCCAATTATTTGTTAGTTTTTTGGATTGCTGATAGATACTGAGCCATCATGTCAGATGTTGCTTCTACTACAGCATCACCGTCTTCGACTGCTTCTTCAATATCAGCAGACTCAGTAGTTTTCTTTGTGAAGTATGATTCTTTGATTGTGTTTACTTTTTCTGCGAAAGTTTCTTCACTCTCAAAGTCTACATCTTCGGCGAGTTTTTTAAGTTTTTCAACTTGTGTCGCTGCAAGACCTTCAGATGCTTCTGCGATTACTTTTTGTCGCTTCAACTCTTCTAGTTCTTCTTGCATTTCCATTTGCTTAGAAATTGCTTCATTAGAGGCAGCCTCTAACTCTTCAACTTCTGCAGCAAGTTCGTCAACAAGATCTACCTTAGACTCTGGTACTTCGATGTAAGATTCTGTAAACAGATCTTTCAGAGATGTCATAAACTTCTCTGCAATCTCAGTGCGTAGACCAGTTTGTAATGCAACTTTGTTGTCATCCATCCACTGTTCAACTACGTAGTTTAGGTAATTATCGACCTTTTCAACAAGATCCGCTTTTGTTGAAGCTACTTCTTCAGCGAGTTCTTCGTTATACTTTTCTTCAAGACGATCAATCTCTTCGGACAATTTTGATTTAATTGCCGCTTCAAAGATTGTTTCTGCTTTACCTTTGAACTCATCGGATAGAGTTGCCTCTGATTCGACAAGTGCGTTAAGGTCATCAGAAAAATCTACAGATACTTCAATATCTGCTTTCTCTGATTCCGCAACTAATTCGCCTTCAAGGTCTTCGAAACCCTCTGCTTTGTACATGGCCATGAGTGCTTCTTTATTCATTCCACTCATTCTTTCAACCATTTTACTCATCAACGCTGCTTTTGTTTTAGGCATTGGATCTTTTTTGGTGTTGTCACCTTTACGCTTTGGGGCGGTTCCAGTTGCTTCACCTGCCTTATCTGTTGCAGCGATTGACTGTGCTTCAGCATTCTTTGGATCGTGCGCTTCTTCCACAACTTCGTCTGTTACTTCGTCATGGAGTTCTTGATCCTGAACTTCTTCAGTCATATTTGACTCCTTTGTCATTTAGATTTGAGTAACGAGAGGAAATTTTTAAACTCACGAACCTGCGTCTCATAAAGATCAGATCGCGGAGCTTTCTTAATTTCAGTCTCCATTTGTTCAATTGTTTGCGCCTCGATAATACCGTTGTTCCAAACCCATTCTACACCTTCCATAACTCCATTAACAAATGCGCTAGGTGCGGATGGATCTTGAACAATGTCTACTGCATTCAGCATAAAATCTGGTTGCACTACCATTGCGTTACTACCGTTCTTCAAACTTCCCATACCACGAGTCGATACGCCTAGATTGACACCACCATCGAGCAAACCTTTTACGATCTGTCCCATAGGAGTTTCCAATATAGTCGCTTTACCCACAACATCGTTCCCTTTCCAATCAAGAGATTCTATTTTGTGGGAAACCTTATCTAGATTTACGGTAGGCCCTTCTGGATGATTTAACTCACCAACTGCCCTTCCTTTAGAGACTTGATCGTTGATATACTTACCAACTGCTTTATTCATAACCTCTTTAGGATAGATTCTACCGTTTCTATTCTTAGTTTCTGCTTGCATAAAGATACCTTCAATGGCGTAAGTTTTCTCACCATTGTCGTTTTGTTCTGTAAGAACTTCTAAATTGTTTTCGGTATATTCTGCAATCAGTTTCATTTCTTTAATACCTTTACCATTTCGGATGCTGCCTTTTCTGCCTCATCCTTACTCTTGTATACATCTAATCTGTCACCGTCTACGTATGCAGCAAACCCCTTTGGTTCTTTGTATACCATAATCTGGATACGACCTATCTTCTTGTTTACAACAAGTTGACCTTTCGGTTTGCGTCCCAATGACTCTCTTATTTGATCAAATGTTTTCATTTAATTTATATTATTTATAATTTTTTATTCTTTGACATCAAGATTCTTCAGGTAACGGATCGTCTTGCCGTTCTCCGTCTTCGTCATCCACTTCGACTTGTACATTATCACTGGGCTCTTGTACTCCTTGATCGGCATCTTCCAAGGGTGCCTGTTCCTCGTGTCCTTCTTGATCATCTGTTTCGTCATCCAATTCCAATTCGAGTTGCTCATCATCTATCTCTTCGACTTCATCTTCTAATTCTTCTTCTGCACCATTGTAGATCTGATCCGCTAAACGAATCTTCTCTTGGTCAAGTACATCCTGCACTTTTCCAGACATCATATCACCAAAAATCTTATTTGCTTTGTTCCAATCTTGATCCAATGCGTGTTGAATCATTGTTTGTGTATCTTCACTCATCTTCTTTTTCATCTCCTTTTACAGGTTTCAATTCAAATTTTTGTCCAACGGTTGGGGAATCATCTGGTAGATCGTCTTCTTCTCCTTCTTCAGGTTCTTCCTCGCCCATTTGTTTATTCATAGTTTCAATATCTTCATCGGATAGACGCAGAACATTTTTCTGCACCCATTCCTTAGAAAAGTATTCTCCAACATAATTAGAAACCCTGTCGAGACTTTCCAATCTATTTTGAAATACTTCTGCATCACGTAGTTCTGTAAAGTGATTGTCTTTTACATAATCAACTGTGATATCGCTCTTCCATGACTCCCAATCTTCCTCGGTACAAACGCCTTTCATAACGAGTTGTTTCTTTAGGATACCATAGAAAAGATGAGAGAACCTCATTCTCAGTCTGTCAATAAACTTCTGGAACTTTAGTTCGTCTCTGTTAATTTCTGTAGATCTACCAAGAATACCTTGAACATTCTCTGTATCCAAACGAGACATTGGAACATTTAGTGATCGATACATTCTCTTTTGGAAGTAGATAATATCTTCGATCTGTCCTAAGTTCTCACCGCCTGGTAATGTAGTAATCTCAGTACCGCGACCACCCTCACGTCTTGGTAACCAGAAGTCTTCAAGTAGTGATTGGTGTTTACGATCATCACGGATCTCACCAGTCTTTGCATCATACACTAGTTTGTTTCGGTAACGTGCCATGATATCTTTCATGTACTGTTCTGATTTACCTCTCGGTAAGTTACCAACATCTATGTAGAATATTCTACGTTCTGGTGCACGTGCAAGTCTGTATATGACCAACGCATCTTCCATCATCCTTAACTGGTTGATTGGTTTCAATGCTTTGTGCATATGCGAAACTATTTTCTTACGATCCTCTGTCAACAATCCAGATGTGACATATGACACAGAGTCGTTTGTCATCTTAATACCACTGGTTGATGACCCAGGCTTCTCTTGATAGATAAAGAACTCTTCAGTCTTCTCGACTATCTTTGCACCAGTTGCAGGATCTTTTTTATACTTGACCTTTTTGACTTTCCGCATCTTAGCGGCATCGATAGGTCTTATTTCTTGAATACCCTCTTTAGGGTTTGCTTCGT